TCATAGAAAAAGATAAAGAAAAAATTAAGTATAAAATCCTAATTAATGAAAATCTAGTTACCTATGGTAAAGAAATAAACGCAGGAAACGCGACAGACATACAAGAAACTGAACTTTGTATGAATATAAAAAATCTTGAGACTATTGATGTAATCCCAGTTTTTGAGGGTGCCAAATGTTTATTAGCGGGCACCAAGATTTCGATGGCTGACGGGTCCAGCAAGGACATTGAGGATATAATGGCAGGAGATATGGTGACGGCATATAACGAGACCAAGGGCACCTTTGAAGAAGCAGAAGTCTCTAAAACGTTTGAACACCCAGAAACTGAAGGGTATTTAGTTATAAACGAACAAATGAAATTAACCGAAAATCACCCGATATACGTCATGAATCGCGGTTGGATAACGGCCAGTGAATTAAGCGTAGGCGACATTCTTATGTATAAAGACGGGACAGCCAAGCCGATAGAAAAAATTGATGTATCACATGAATTGGTTACGACATTTAATATTGAAGTCGAAAAATTCCACAACTACTTTGCTGATGGTTATCTAGTGCATAATAAAGGTATCTTAGGTATAATTTTGGGTGCTGTATTAATGCTCGCTGCTATATTTATTCCGGGGCTTAATGTTTATGTAGCCATGGCTTTATTTGCTGCTGGTGCTGGCTTGATGGCTGCGGGGATAATGACAATGCTTGCGAAGCCACCCACAATGGAACCCCCAAAGGACATCGAGATTAAGGGGGCAACCTCATATCTCTTTTCGAATATTGTTAATACCAACAAAGAGGGTAACCCTGTTCCGGTTTGCTATGGGACATTAAGGATTGGCTCATACGTGCTTGAGTCCACATATGATACGTACAACGTCCAAGCCATCGAATCCCCATCAAACAGCGAACAAATATCTACAATTGACTCTAGTATTACGGTTATCAATCCAGCAGATGAAATAATCCACATTTAATAACATGATAAGATATACGCCACACAGACCGTTCAAGTACCATGGTGAAGTAATTTCATTTGGTGAAGAACTCCCTGTGGGTGTTCTTTCTGCTACTAAATGGAACAGGATTCCCAAAGAAGCAGACGAAGGAATAACGGATCAAAAAGACAAAGCTGGTGAAGATTTAGAAAGAGCCATATCCATATCAGAGAACAGGGTTATAGACCTACTCTCCGAAGGAGAGATTGAGGGGTTAGTTGATTCTGTATATATTGGGGAAGGCACTCAGGGGAACATTGGCTGGACTAAGGTCAGAGAAAAAAGATACGCAGAAGTCGGACTTCAAGGAGCAAGCGAAGGAATGAGGTGGCTTCCTTCTATTTTTTGGAATGAATTACCTATTCTAGATAAACAATCTGAACCAAAATTAAATTTCCAACAAATAGATGTCACGTTTTCGCCCGGTGGTGCCGATGGATCAGATGCATTGGGAATCAATGAAAATCTCACAATAAATCGCCCAATTGGTGAAAGGTTACGTGGTGGAGGCGAGGACTTAGAAACATTTTCTAAAAAATACAGAATTAACAACCCAAGATGCAAAGGTGCTTCTGTCACAATAAAAGTTTCTCAATTAATGTATCAAGAGAAAGGCAATGAAGATGAGTATGGCAATATCGAAGATACAACTGTTGTCTTTTCGTTATACTACAGGAAAATTTATAGTTTTGTAGGTACGCCAGAACAAAACTGGACATTCCATTCTCAAAACACCATCAAAGGTAAAGTAAGTTCCCCTTACCTTCAGCAAATCGACCTAATGTTTTCTGATGTCCCTAACGTAAACGAGGAAGGATTCCTTGGATGGGAAATAAAAGTACATAGAGTAACCGCAGATACGTTAAGTACCACCACCAGAAATACAACTTACGTTGACAGCATTGCGGAAATTTATGGTGACGTTTATTCATATCCACATTCCTGCTTGGTGCAACAAAGGTTTAGTTCAGAGTTTTTTCAAAGAATTCCAAGTAGAGCTTTCGAGATTAGGGGTATGAGAGTAAGAATACCCGCAGATTACAACCCAATTTTGAGAACATATGGGAATAACTACGATGGTCATTCAAACCCATACTGGAAAGGGAACTTTAAGACTGAAAAAGTTTGGACAGATAATCCAGTTTGGATTTTCTACGATCTTCTGACCAATAAAAGATACGGTCTTGGAAAATATCTAGATGATGCGTCATTAGACAAATGGACACTATATGACATATCGCAATACTGTGACACACTAGTCCCAGACGGGTACACTGGTCTGGAACCTAGATTTGTGTGCAATGCTATGATAGCCAGCAGAGACGACGCTTATAAAGTAGTCAATGATATGGCCAGCGTGTTTAGGGCTATAACTTATTACGCTGGCAATACAATCTTTTGCGCCCAAGACAGAGCGAGAACCCCTATCCTGTCATTTACAAACGCTAATGCTGAAAACGGGGATTTCACATACGCGACTAGCTCAAAAAAGGCAAGGCATACTGTTTGTATTGTAAAGTATAGGGACCATAGGGACAATTTTAGACAAAAAGTAGAATACATAGAGGATATTGATGGAATACGTAAATTTGGAATTAGGGAGCTTCAAATAGCAGGAGTAGGATGTACCTCAAGAGGGCAAGCGCAGAGATTTGGAAGATGGGCATTGTTTTCTGAGCAAATGGATACAGAAACAATCAGCTTCATGACCGGACTAGAGGCAGTAGCCTTAAGACCGGGAGACGTAATTAGTATTTCAGACGCAAACAGGACATTAAAGAGATACGGCGGAAGAACATTTAAAATCAACGGGACCAATATAATATATCTCGATACTCTTGTATCCTTAAGAGGTTCTTATCAAGATACCTATGAGCTTACCTTGATGACCCCGACTTTTCAATATGATACAACAATAGTAGACTCTGATGATGGATCAGGCATTGCTGACGCTATAAATGCCACAGATATTCCAAATATACGCAGGTCACAACTTCAGACCTTTGCGTTTAATGGTGGTCATGTTTCCTCAGAGGAGGGTTCTGACGGAATAACACGTACAAAAATCACGCTCCCCGATGCTCTTGATCAAACATCTTATGCTACTTATGGACAACGCGGGGTTGGGGACGGTATCGTTTGGATGATCGAGCCTACCGGAGCTACCTTGGCTCACCCAATAGAAGAGGAGAAAAAATTAGCTTTATACAGGGTTTTAAATGTAGGCGAAAAAGACGATAATAAATTTAGTGTTACTGCTTTAGAGCACAACCCGGATAAATTTGATCGAGTTGATGGAATAGTAGGCTTCGATGATTCGCCAACGGTAAACATTACTGCTCCCCCTGTTGGGTGTATTTTACAGTCACTTCATATAACGGAAAATTCTGTAGAAATTAACTGGAATATAATACCCGGAGATTTAGTCGGAGTATATTCTTACCATGTTTATGTAAAGTTCGGTTCACCTTGGGCTGCTACAGATTTTGTAGAAACAGACCCAACAACCACCGTTGTTCTTGATTCAGTACCTGACTCTAGATATTTCTATCAAAGTATATCTTCTTCCTCCGAAACAGGAAAATACTTTCCAACTCAAAATGGAAATTACTACTTTAGGTTTTATACTGCCAATAGGCTTGGCCTTGCTTCTTTAAGCTCTGTCCCCGGTAGTTGGATCAACCCAGCAAACGGAGCAACATATTCTTATGTGATAATTCAAGGAATTAATCCGCTTCACGACATAAGGATAAAGTCTCTCACACTTACTACTACTGAGACGTTATCCACGGAAGAAATAGAAGCGGGCACAACTTACTCAAGAGTACACGACTTAGCCGAGCCCAGATTTAGTTGGCAAATGGATATAGCTGGGCAATCTCCATCGACAATTTTTGACTACAGGATTACAATAAGAGAACCGTCCAATAGTAATAACCCAAGTCTAGTAATCTATGGAACAGACACGCTAACAGCCCGAAGTTCATCCCAATTATCCTATCAACTCACAATGAGAAGATTGATTGAAATGGCTCATACCAACGGCGATTCACCATATAGAGATTACGATATCGTGGTAGAGGCATTGGATGTTCTTTCTGGTGAAAGTTCCGCAGGGGCAATTACGTCTGCTGGCGCAGAAAATCCGAGTGGTTACGATATATTAAACGTCAAAAACCCAACAATTGGAT